ATATCGGAGCGCGAGGTCTGGTCGACGATGCGAATATCCTGACTGGTGATGCCGTAGAAGTGCTTCGTCGTCATCGCCTCGATAGCCGGAGCCACCTGTAGATGGTCCACATCCGTTGCCTCGGGAATCACCATCGCGTACCACTGATACCCGAAGTTGAGATCGAAGAGGTTGACTGCCGCCAGCGCCGTCTCCGGATCAGCTCCCTGAACCGTGTACGAACCCAGATTGTCCGTCGTCACCCCTAGCTGGAACGAGATATCGTCCGGGTCGGGAATCGTCTCTCCACTGTTGCCGGGATCAGGAATCATGATGCGGATCACGTTGACCGAGGTATTGGCTCCCGCGCTTGCCGAGGCGAACTGGAAGTTGTTGCCATCCCACGCGCACGTCGCCTGTACGCCGCCCGTCGACATAGCCTCATTGATCACTTCGGCTACGCCGTTCAGGTTGGTCTGCGTACTAAAGTCGAGCGTGTCAACGGTTACCGCTGCGAAGTTATTGACGACGATTTGCAGCTTGCCCGCCGTAATCGGGGTCCAGTTGGAGATAGCCTGCTGTTCGGTGGTCAGGATGGCGCCGACGAGTACGCCTGCGGCGGCGGTCTTCACCCAGCGCCCGATGAGGATATCGGTTGGCTGAGGCCGCTGCGCGAACCACAGTGTCGCCGCGTCGTACTCGATGCCATCGGACCCGAACGCTTGGCCCACCTCGGAGAGCGATGAGAACTTCAGCAGGCGGTTGCGGAGATCAATGACCTGATTGTTCGTCAGCAGAAGCATCGAGGTCGTGTTCTGCGCCTGAGATGCCGCCGCAGCTACGGAGACCTGAACGTTGACGAGGCCGCTGATTGGAAGGGCAATGGTTCCCATTTAGCAGTCTCCTTTCCTATGGATCAAAGAGTCCGGAGTCACTTCCCAGTCGATCGGAGGGGCGTCGGAGTAAATAGTTCCGTAGACACCGCCCACATCGAGCACCGCATAGGTAAATTGTACGGGGCGGCGCAAGACCACTCCGACGTCCACGCGCCGCTGCCATCGACCCTTGATCATCTCCGAGACGGTGATCTGATCTTCCATCGAGACCAGCTTGATCGGGTCCAGCAATTCGGTATTCTGCCGGATGCCTGCGCCCATCCTGAGATCCAGCGCGGAGTCGCCAGCCGCGCTCCCGTAGAAGGTGACTATCATCTCGATCTGCTGGTTGCGGAAGACGGTATCGCCTTGCGGAAGGCCCGCGCCGGTCCAGTGCTGAACTACCGGGTCCCAGTCATTCACCGTACGCATGATCGAGAACGCCGCCCAACACGGTACCGTGAAGTCAGGTATCGGCGGGGGATCAGGTTGCCATGCCGGGCGCACCAGCTCGGGATCAAGCTCGGTCAGGCCCACGATCCATGCCTGAAGCAGATCTTCGAGTTGGATATCGGTCAGGACTCCGTTCCGGTCTGTCGGAACCAAGACGCCGCCCGTTGCGCTGGTGTTCCCCATCAGTTTGCCGCTCCCATCGGTGGCTCATCCTGTAGGTCTTGGCTGGTGCAATACGCCTGTACGAAGCCGTTCCCGTAGTTGGTATAGTCCTCCACGGTTTCGACCAGATAATCGTCTCCGCGCCAGAGGACGAGGTCTGGCAGATATCCCTGTGTCTGCTGCCGCAGCCGGAACTTCGTGATCACGAGACAGCTCTTTCGCCCCGTCGCATAGTCCTTGGGCCGCTCCTGCGTATTCGCCCCCGAGGGCTGGACTACACCTGTCGTCGGTATCTGCGTCTCTATGACCGCTGTGCGCCCCTGCGCGTTGACGCCACTCTCACGCCGGACCACCGTGAAGGTGTCCATAAACATCGGGCTGGTGAGGACGATGGTGACGTCAAGCTGCGGAGCCATTACTCGCCTCCCCTGCGGTTACGCAGGCTGTAGTTGATTGCATTCCGCAGCTGGCCTGTCACAATCAGCGGTCTGGTTCCCATGAAGCCCTTGCGTCGCCGCGCCTTGATCGTTCCCGGCTTCAGCGGTGTCAGCGGCCCGGTGGTGAGATAGCCGCGAACGCCCGCCTGAGCCGTCAGCCCCGCCTCGTTGAGTCCCTTGTCCACGCCGCCCGCATCGCCGTCCAGAGCAGCCTTTGCGCCCCGCGCAAGCCGCTTCTGAATCGACAGTGCAGCTGCATCGACGCCGGGCTGGAGGAATGGCCGTGGAGGAATGTTGTTCGCCGGGGATCCGCGATCATGGATGTACGCCAGAGCCGCATTGGTGATCCCTCCACCTTCGCGGTTGACACTCTTGTCTTCTGGATAGCCGACGACGACCATGCGCTTCCGCAGCGTCGCCATCGCCAGCTTCAGCTGCTTCGTGTTGTCGACGGAAGTGGTGACCTTGTAGTTGATGAGCGATTCGTTCGTCACCACTTACCCCCGAAGCGCGGCTGCGGCTGTGGCAGGAACCTGCCAACAGGGACGTTGGAGTTGGGATTCTGGTTATACCAGCCGGGGCCAAAGCTGGCTCCAGCCCAACCGGAAGGATCAATCATGCCGTTGCAGGGGCAAACCGATGCCCAGCCCGGCACTCCCAACTGGATCGGGCCAGCTCCGACCAGTCGCGCCATGCGAATGAATCGTTCGCCGTAGACGGTCAGATTCCAGTGGCCAGCCGATGACTCCGCAGCCATCCCCGTATCGTAGGAGACGGAGACCGCTCCCGCTGACTCCGACGAGACGACGCCGTGAAGCATACCGGGTACGCCTCCGGAGCCCGGAGCAGGCATGGCGGCTGCTTCGAGAGCAAGGTTGTGTTCGACGAAGAGGACGGTGCCGATACCGAGTGCGGAACCCCATCGGCACGTCAGCAGGATCGAAGCCGCATCGAGCCAGAACTGGATCGATGCATCGGGAAACATGACCGGATCGGAGAAGGCAGGGGCCACCGCCCGAAACTCATCAGGTGTGGTGGGAACCGGAACCGATCTTGCTCCATACACGCGAACCTACTTTGCGAGGGGCGCAGTCTTCTGCTCTTTGCCCTCAAGCGTTGATTGAAGTTCTCTTACGGGGGGCGCGATTAGACGCGATGCGCCATTGGCTTTGAGATACGGATGGTCGGCCAGCTCCTCCGGCACCGCATGCCTGCCCGCAGGGTAGTGGATGATCTCTCTCGCCTGCGTAGTCAGGTTTACGTCCTGCGGAAAGATCATCTCTGCCGTCTCTCCACTGAAGCGACCTACTGCCTGCTCCGGCGTCAGAAACGCGCCGCGCCTCACACCGCCGCCGATGATGATCGTCTTCTCCGGCGCTTGGTCTGGTGAGAGTGGCTTCGCGCCATGCGCTCCCGTACCTACTGGCTCTGTGTTGCTGATGATCATCACGGTTCCTTTCCTGCGACTAGCGATTGTCGTACTTGGCCTGCGTTGCGGATTCAGCCGGAGTCTTGGCTACACCCGCCCCGATGTTCCCTGCGTGCTGCGCTCCCGCTACCGGATGGACCGCCGCTGTCGTCGCTGGCCGCTGTACTCCCGCGAACCTTGCTCTCGATTCCTCTGCGGCTTCGTCATGAAGCGCCTTCCGCTCTTCATCCGAGACTTCGATGATGCCGAGCAGCTTCGCTTTCTTCACCGCGTCCTCGGGGAGATCTGGCTTCGGTGGAGCCTGACCTGCATCCTCGGCCTGCTGGTGCGCGATCACATCCGAGATGGTGAACTTGGCCGTTGTACCCGGACCCGGCACAACATGGATGAGCGGGACTCCGGTCTTGTCATCAAAGACCTGCGGCGCCGATGCCGCCATGCTGGAGGGGAAGCTCGACTCGGCGCGAAGCTGGCCGGGGCTTGGCTCCGCAGTACTTCCACCTTCCTCGCTCGATGCCGGGCGGCTGGCGTGGCGGGGATCTTTCTCCGGGGACTCTTTGCGTGTGCTGAATGGTGTCTGTGCCATCGTTTTTCTCCTTCACAGAAAAGGCAGCAGCCCTATGCCGCTGCCTTTTGGTTTGATTCCGAACTCTCGACTAGAGGCCGTCCCAGTAGGACGCCGTCTCCGGATAGACCCACTCCACGACACCGAGGCGGCAGTAGTACGTGGCCTTGTGATAGATCCCCTCATACTGCAACGGAGTCCGCTGCAGGAGCGTCATGGGGAAGCGGACGCGATCGTACGCCTTGGTGTAGACGATCATGCGGTCTACGGTGCCGGGTACGCCGAGCGTTCCACCTTCACCAGCGCCCGTCAGCCACTTGATGGGAACGATGGTCAGAGAACCGGAGCCGTTCGAGACCGAGACGTTGTTCTCTTCGATGTACCGCTTAATCGACATATTGCCCGCCGCCGTCGCTACCTTCGCCGTGGCGATGTAGCCAAACTGCTCTGGCGGGATGCCGATGCGGTTCGACATGGTAGACCAGCCCGAAGCTGCCCACGTAGTCGTCAAAGCTTGATTGAAGTCAGCCAGCACCTCATCCGGAGTCTTGTTTCTCCACTCCGTTCCGCCACCCGGATTGGCCGAGGCCGGGAAGTTGGTTCGCAGCACACGCGGGTTGGTCAGCAACCCCGGCTGGCTCAACGAGATATCGCCAATGTAAACCTGTTCGTCGATATCCATCTGATGCTTCAGGTTGATGGCGTCAATCTTCTGCTGATCGATGGGGCGTCCAAGGCGGATGGCGCTCTCCAGCTCAGGGATGGTGTATTTGAGTTCCAGCGCCCACAGGGTCAAGGGCAAAGCGAGCTTGTTGAGGTCAAGATCAACGCCCGTAATCTGGGTCGTTGTCTTGCCGATCCACGCCTTGCCCGTACCGATACCGTGGCCAGTGCCGAGTGAGCCTGCGGACGCCACCATCGACTGTGCGAACGCAGTAAACTCATCGGCAATGGTCACATCTTCACGCAGGTCAATGTCACGCGCCCATGAAACATCGACCAGCGGAAGGTGCAGCGTGGGATCGAGACGCTCAAGTTCACCGACGAGGAAAGTACCCGTCGAGTCGCACCAGCGTCCGTCATGGGTACGGTAACGCTGGCCAAGTGGAACACCATTGGCGTCGAGGGTGCGGCGTGCGGTTTCAAAGGTGAACATTTGAATCTCCTCGTTTACAGCGAAAATTCCAAAGCGATTTTCCGGTTACCGGAAAATTTTGCAGCTCACACAGCTTCGGTGTGCTGGATGGTGACGACCAGCTCAGCCAGCCCGTTCGAGTCCGGCATACCATTGAAGTGGGCGTTCTGAAGCGGACCAACTCCAGCCGTAGCCGAGAACGTTGCGTCAGCAACCACGGCATAGGCAGCGCCAAGCTTCTTTGGCACTCCGGCGCAGTGAACACCGATGTAGCCCTCGCGCAGCACATCGACAACGGGTGGCGCGGCGATCTGCGTCATATCCGCGTTCAGCAC